GCCGGGACAAATTCCCCTACTTCTGGATCATTCATCATGGCCCAGCGTCCCTCATTATAAGCATCACTAAAATTAGTTCTCACTACATTTTCAAGGTGCCAGGGAGTTAATTCTTTACCAGTTTTGATTTCTATTCCACTCGTTCCAATATATTGTTTAAAAAATCCATCTAATTGGAACATTATCTCAGGAGTACTCGCCCCACCTTTAAGGCCATTGTATAAAATTGCCTTTGCTTCTTTGAGAATATTATCCCTTACTACTCCAGCAATCCAAAAAGATTTATTATTTAGATATTGTAAAGCCTTAGCAGGTGGTAACCCAGGAATAATATCAATAAATTTCACCTTATCTAATTCGCTGTTTACTTCTTGTTTACCATATTGCCATATCTCTTTTAACCAGTCTTGAATTTTATCCTTAAAATCTCCTACATAAGATAACTGGATTTTTTCAATCTGGGCTGCTGAATTATTTTCAATTATTTTTCTTCTGAGGATATCTTTTTTAAGGGCTTCCTTCTGCCAGTTTACAATCTCAATAAGTTCTTCTTTACATTTTGTTTCCCACTCATTTAAATTCTTTATTATTCTGGTAAAATTACATTTCTTTTCATATTGATTGGGTTGTCTTGATAGTCTAGCCTGATAATCTTCTGTAAATAATCCGCCTTTAGGTTTTGGTTCAGGTAAAACTATCCCCTCTTCTTTGGCTGGGATCTTCAAAAATCCTCTTACCCATTCCTCTTCTGGATTAATTAACCCTGCATCAACTAACATCTTGGCAATTTCAGCTTTAGCCTTCTGGTCTTCTTTTATAAGTGATTCAAATTTAAAATAAGGATATTTAGGTTGAGGGAAGTTAAAATCTATTAATCTTTTTATGACCTGCTCCCGGATTATAGTATCTTCGGTTTCCTCCCCTAAATAATCAAGAATATAAATAAAGATATCAAAATGAGTTTTAGATAAAGCCCACGACCCTTTTTCTCCACTATCCATTAAAAGAGTACCTACCAACAAGGACCTGGCTATCATCGCGTTATTACTATCAAAAGCTTCTTTATAACCTGCATCCCCTCTCCTGGTAGCCTCTAAAAGTTCAGCTTCTAAACCTACAGGCATAACTATTGCAGTATCAGTCTGTATATTTTTTAAGATGTCTAAATATTCATCTTGTTTAATCTTGGGAGTACCGGCAACATAACGACCTATTACAGTGGGCTGGCCAAACTTTTCTAAAAAGATATTCCAAAATCTTTGTACAATATCATTAGAAAAATAATAACGGTAGGCAGCCCTAAAATCGGACTCACCATATAAGCTATCTGCATCATCATCATTAGGATTATAGGCAAAGATAATAAATTTATTGATAGGTAAAAGTTTATTGCCTGCTTCAATCAATCCTTCCTCTTTAATATTGCCATGCTCATCACATCCAAACATATAATTTATAGCTTTTCGCACTTTGATATTATCAATCCCGATCATCCCCTTAAATTCTCCACTGGGAATAATTTTATAATTGATTTCAGCCACAGAATAACCATCTCTCATGGCATTCCATATTTTAAGCAGGGAATTATTTATACTCCCCTTCATCTCTGAAAAGCAATGCTCTATAAATTCAGCCTGTTTTACAGCATCTTGATCATTCTCATCTTCCGGCCTAATACTCCAGGGGGTAGATAACCGGGCATGCTTTTTTAACATAAAAACAGCTTTAACCTGGCCATCCCGTTTTTGCATGGTCCTATAAATATCAAGCCCTTTTTTTCCTGCTAGATCATCTGGGTTGTAAATGGGAAGATTTTTAATTCCCCAAATATCCGTTCCAGAACTGGACATTTCGCCCATCTCTGGTTTAACTAATTTCTTTATAGTCTCTTTGGTATTTTGAAATATATTTTTTATATCCATAAGTCCCCTTTAGAAACAAAAAAGAGAGCCAAGATAAAAATGAATTAACATTTTCAAATTGGCTCTCTAAAGTGGAGCTCTATAAACAATATTTATTTCTGTTTATTATAATGCATAATTATTTTTTAGTCAAATATTTTTACTTTACATAATATAAATATAGGGTCATTATTACCAGTTTTGGTCGGCGGTCAATCTCCTTCCTGCACTCTTCCCTTCTATCGGTGCTTCAGGTTCTAACATATAATAAACAGTATACATCACATAACGAATACAGGCCATAGCATGGTCAAAACCTTCCTCTGGTGCTTCTAATACATTGCCATCTTTATCCTTTCGCCTCTGGTAAACCTCTATCTCCTTTTTTACATTTACACTGCTTCTAGTTATAAATATTTTAAATTGTTGTACATAATCGATCCCCGCCAATACCGAACCCTTCCCCTTTTTCGACCCTTCTATATAAGGGAAGCCATCCCTCTTTATTTCTTCAATCTTCTCTGGCGCTTCACTATCGGCTATTATTTTATAATCATTCAACCCTAACTGATCCATTTCTTGAGATAATTCTGGTATAATCTGATGTCTTTTATAGATTAATTCATGTACCCATATCTCTTTTCTATCCAAATCTACGATTATTTTCAGTAAGCAATTAGGATTTATAAAACCAAAGTCAAGACCACATATTGCTCTTTCCTGGGGAAATTTATCATCATCAATCATTTCCCAGTTGATATATATAGCATTCTCCAGCATTCCGTATCTACCTAAAGTAAATACGGTCCGCATATTGCCGGTATAGCCTTCTAACAACTTCTTATAGGCTTTATCCTCTTTGATAAAAACATTGTCTTTATAAGTAGTCCTTAACCTAGTAATATCCTCTAAGTCTTTTTTGGTCACATCAGAAAAAAATCTTAGATAAGTCCAATTAGTTTTTAATATCGGATTATAGGTCAATATGATCTGCACATAGACGTGGAATATTCCTCTTAATCTTCTGTCTAATTCCTGGAAGTCTTTTAAGTATAATTCGTTAGCTTCTTCAATCCAAATGCCAGTTATTCCTTCAATTGATTTAAGTTTCTCCGGATCATCTACTCCAGCAAACAATATCATGTTACCATTACCCTCAAAGGTAATAGTCATATCTGTCTTATTAATCTTAAATTCGCTGCTTAGTTCCCATTTATTAATATAATCTAAAAATAATTGGAATACAGATGCTCTCAGGGTCCTGGCCACTTTACGAATAATCAAAAATCGGTGACCTTCTTCGTTCATGATTCGATATAATATTTTCTGGCAGGCAAAATGGCTCTTCCCTGCCCCTGCCCCACCATATAAGATTAAATATCTTGTTTTAATATAAAGATAAGCGGCATAAATAGGGTTTCTTGCATTATTCCTCATCATCTTTTTTCTTGCCGATAATAATAACCTTCCTAGTCTCCTCATGTTTTTCTGCCGGGTATATCCCCATTAATTTTGCTTCTTCTTTTGTTATCTCAAATATCAATCCTAAGTCAGCGATAGTAACTGTTTCCTTACTGTCGCCCCTTCCTATAATAACTTTTCTACTATAAGCCTGATCTTTTAGGTCTCTTAATTGAGCTATATGATAACTCATACCATCGTGTTTCAATTTTGCGAAATATTTTTGCCATTCTTTTCTTGCTAACTTAATATAATTATAGGCTTCCCGCTTTTCTAATCCCCAATTTTGTGCAATATATTGCAATATAAATGGATGCGGTTTCCTTCTTAATAGCAAACCAACCTGATATATTCTTTTTTGTTTTTCCGTGCTATCTACTTTATTCTCTCCTGTCAATTTATTTTCACTACCTTTCGAAATAAAAAAAAGAGCCACCTAAGAAGCTATAGCTTCTTCAAATGGCTCTCTAAAAATGGAGCTCTATGATATTTAATTGTTTAAAATCTAATCTTCCTTTTTAAAATAATGTAGGCTGTAAAACCTTTGTTTCTTCCGGGATTATGTTTATTCTGGTGTTTTTAAGGGTTAAGTAGTCCTGATCAATATACTTATCATCCAATTTTATATTCATATATTTATATAAGTCTTTTTTTACATAGAAATTATTTTTATATTCCATCAATTTTTTTACTATATTGTTTCCGAATTCTCCCCAATTTACATCAGTTCCGAGTATGTAATGATTCATTTTGCCTACTTTATATTGATCTACAAAGGGATAGCTTAATTCCAATAATTGATATGTGGTCAATGGCCTGATAACCGGTTCAAAACTCACCCAGGTCTTTATGCCTTCGTTATGTAATTTTTTTAATACTTCTATTCTTTCTCTCGGCAATGCAGCGTTGGGTTCGTACTCTAAACTTTCCTTTTCATCCAGTAATGTTAGGGTAGCGCCCACCTTTATTTTTTTGAATTTTTTGAATAAATCAATATCCCTTAATATTCTTTTACCGCCCTTAGATAATATTGCAGTTGGTATATTATATTTTAATAATATATTCAGAACTTCTCTTGTTGTTTCGTATTTTGTATCTGTCTTGCAGTAAGGATCGCCCATAAAGCATAATAGTACCTGTTCAGTTACTTCTTGCCTTTTTAATTGCTTTTCCAATTTTTCTATTATATCTTTCCGGGGTTCTATTTCGTTATTAAGTTTATATCTTTGTAATTTCAATATTTTTACATAACAATATTTGCAATTATGATCACATCCGTTATAGATGTTTAAGGCGTAAGGGCTATATTCCCTCGCTTTTCCTCTTGGTGTATAGATAATATCGCTCATATTTTAACCTTCCTTTTAATTATTATATCACGGAAAGCCTTATCTTGCAAGGGTTTTAAAGGAATATATAAATATTTTTTATTGTTTTTATTGATTATTATTATTTTTTTAATGCCATTTATTGCCAAATATTGTTTAAATTTTTCTATTCCGTTTCGGTTAAATAGTGT